CGGCAGGCAGGTCAGCGTTGGCGCTGTCGTCCGTGCCGAAGGGGAAGGCGTTGGACTTGATGATCTGCACGTCATCGACAGTCCGCAGGACAGACCGGGCCAGCGAGCCTTCGCCAGTGTCCTTGTTGATCGCCTTGTCGCTACGGGCCATGAGATACCACAGCGCCGGACGCACAGCGCCGAACACCGGCAGGCGGTCGACCGGAACGTCCTTCTCCTCCATCGTCTGCTTCGCCTGCGAGATGCCGTCGAACAGGGTGTTCGCGGTCGTGGCGAAGGCGGCGTTCACGAGCTGCGAGCCGCCACCGTCACCGGGGAACAGCTCGGCACCGCGAGCGGCGCGCACGATGTTGCGAGCGACGTTGCGGTCGTAGGCTTCGGCAAGGGCCAGACCGATTTCGTTCGTGTAGATCGAACGCACGTCGTAGTGGTTCATCGCCTCGTCGATGTTGGCGATGAAGGTGTCCGCAATCAGCACATCGTCGATGCTGATGGTCACTTCATTGTGGCGGACCTTCTGGCCGAGGATTTCCTCACCCGGCGTGTGGTAGCGGGTGCCGACCTTGAAGGTTGCCGGGAAGCGGGCGCTACGGCCTTCGCTGATCTGGCGGATGGTGTGCTTGTCGCGGAGAGTCAGGGAACGCTCGAAGGCGGTCAGCACTTCACCGCCGAATACGTCGAGGAACAGGGCCTTCGCGTCACCGGCCTGATTGACCTGACCGAGACGGGACGGGTTAGCAGCAGTCATTTTCTATTCGTGGACCTTGGGATGGGTTGAGGGGTGAGACCTCGCCCGTCACTCAGGTCGGACGCTGGGATCGCCGGTTGTCCGCCGCAGCGGGCCAGCATGTGCGATCCGATTGTCTGAACGTGTGGGTGAGTTGGTAAGGGGGAGAAAGCCCGGCCTTCCACCGGGCGGCGGCACGATCCTAGGATGCGCTAGGGGGCCGTCTGAGAACTGCGTAGCGCACCTTTGCAGTCCTCGGGATGCACGCACTCTGGCATTGCGCCAGCGCGGAAATGGAGCGCACAGGCTGGGCCTGCGGCGTCCGATCAATACCCCGGTCGCTTGCAAGCAGAGGCGATACCGGGGTGTACACAAGGGAAGGGGGTCAACGGGTTCCCGCGTGAGCGGGTTCTGGTTAGCCGTCCGGTTTCCCCACCCGTCCAGAGTCTTCCACGGGTGGCCCCAACGCTTAACTGTAGGAGACGCCGAGCGGTCCCAGCGTGCCAGCGGCGCGGCTACGCTGCAGCTTGGCAGCGACCTGAGCACGGAACGCCGGGTCGGACGCATAGCGCGGATCGCGCATGTCGGTCGTCAGCTCGGCCTTCGAGCGGTAGACGTCGGTGTTGGCACCAGTGACGTCCGCCGTGGTCGTCGCCAGCGGACGCTCATTGCCGTTGGCTTCGACGAACTTGGCATACAGACCCTTGATGGCGAGCTGCGAGGTGGCTGGGTTGACCACCGCCTCGTTGAAGGCGTTGCGCTCGGCTTCCGGTAGGGTCTTCGCCCATTCGATCATGGCGAAGTAGTTCTGCTCGCCGCCGACCAGAGAGAAGGCTTCATTGCGGACAGCCTCGGCCTGCACCTTGAGACCGACAAGGTAGGTGTCGATCATCTGAGCCGGGATGCCAGCCTTGACCAGTTCCTCGCGGGTTTCGCCGGAGATGTCGAGACCGTTCTCGTATTCCGAGGCAGCCTTCGTCAGGACCGTCTCAAGGGCGGTCGGCTGGGGCTGCTCCTGCTCGGGGACTTGGAGTGGGGTCTTGCCCTCGGACTGACCCTCGGGGGTCTGCTCAGGGGACTGTTCAGTGGTCTGCTCGCGGGGCTGGCCGAGCTTCTTCTGCAGCTCGGTGTAAGCCTTGGCGAGGTCGTCTACCGACTTGAACTTGCCGAGGATCAGCTCGCCTTCGGACTGCGCCGGGGGCTGGGCCTCGGGGGTGGGCTCGGGGGTGGTTCCTTGGGACTGCTGCGCGGCCTGATACTTGGCTGCCATTGCAGCATCATATTCCGGGGTGCCCGGCTGGGGAGCAGCCGGTTGCTGGCCCTGCGAGGGGGCCACCTCCCCGGACGGAGCCGGGGTGGTGACTTGGGTCTGATCCGTCATGCGAAGTGGCGAGCTTCCGTTCCGTTGGAGAACTTCACCGTCTTCACGAGCTTGGCACCCTGATCGGTGCGGACCTCGTGGTTCGGGCTGGCCTCCTCAATGCTGTCGATAGCGAGCGGGTTCGTCGCCGCTTCCTGCTCCTTCTTGAGCTGCATCTCGATCAGGAGGTCGGCAGCGGACTTCTGCTCGACCGGAGCTTCAGGCTTGGTCTTTGCGGTCATTCAGCTTTCTCGTCTTTGAGTCCTGCCTCAAGAACGGACTTGGCGATCTGCGGGCCAGCGGCCTGCAGGGCGGATGCCATCTGCTGTTGCTGCTGGTTCTGCGCCACGTCTTCGGCGGACAGGATGATTTCTTCGGGGTTCTCGACGCCGTATCCCACGGCAAGGCGGGACAGGACCGTGGACACATCGAAGTATTGGAGCGCCGCGTCGCCTAGTATGTTGCGGGCATCGCCGATCAGGGCGCGCATACGGTTGTTGCTATGCGCCCGGCCCAGTGCCTCGAAGCCGGTAACGATGACCGGCTGCACGGCCTTGTCGTTGAGACGCGGGGCCTCACCATCGAGCTGCATCACATGCAGCAGGCGTCGAGTGAACGGGAGTTGGAACTCCGAGGCCAGTACCGTGTAGACGCCGCCGAGGGCATCCTCCAGCTCTTGAGCCACCGCGCGGATTTCCTCGGCGGTGACGCGCTCGGCGTCGCGGATGGTGGCGCTCTGTAGGAGGAACGCGGCAGCGAGCCGCTGCTCCAGCCTCTGCATCACAGCGTCGACCACTTGGAAGTCGGCGTACTTCTTGAGTTGCAGGACGTCGATGTCGGCGAGCTGGCCTTGAACGAAGTCGCCTGTACGGGCGCGACGCAGCTCGTTGATGTCGGTCTGGCTATTCGGCTTGTCGAGGAAGATGACCTTGGAAGCGACCTCGGCGAACTCGGTCACGGCCTTGCACAGGGCCTCGTAGGTCATCAGGTCGCCGAGCAGCTCCATCACATGAGACTCGCCGTAGTGCTTGCCCGGACGGGCTTTCCAACGGGCGACGATCCACGGGGAGACGTCCTCGGGGACAGAGCTTTCGTCGCCGATGCGGACGTCGTTCAGCTCTTGCCACCAGCGGCACTTGCCGCCGGACCACTCGATTACGGTATAGACCTCGACGGTGGACTCCCCGGCCTTTGCCTTGTCAGGGTTGACGTTGGCTTTGACGAGGACTTCGGGGTCGAGGCTTTCGGGGAACACCTCCTCCTTGATGACCAGCTCGGCCACCTTGCCAGAGGGCGAGCGGCGCACCACGAACTGATGCAGGCCGAACAGGCGGGAGGGTTCACCTCGGGGGGCGTAGTAGACGACGTTACCAGCAACCAGCAGGTGACACATGAGCTGCCACAGGACCGGGCGCGAGGTCTCGGCGAGGAGCGCGGCCCGGACTTCGGTCCCGGCGAGCAGCGAGCGGATGCGGTTGACCGCGTTCTTCGGCTGCCCGGCGGTGAGCCGGTCGTCGATGTGGTAACGGAAGAAGGGGGAACCCGGCGGAAAGAGCGCGAGCATGAGCTTGCTCGACAGGTTGTTCACGCCCCGCGCGCCCAGCGATTGATAGGGCTGCTGAAGGATGGTCGCGTCGGATTGACCATCGCGGGGGATCAGGCCGGGTATAGTGAGGTCGGATGCTTCGCGGGCCTTCTCAAGGACCGCCGACCGGGGCGACTGGAGTCGCGCCCAGCGGGACTTGGCCGTGCGGCTCACCTAATCTGCATACCTCTCAAGTAGTCGTTGCGACCTTGGAGAGGGAGGTTCGGCGCGACGATGCTCCGGGGGATCGGAGACAGCGTCGGCGTGGACGGAGCCGTGGTCGCAGGGGGAGTAGTCGGGGGAGCGGGGGAACTTGCGGGCGCTAGGTCAATACGGAGGGAATTACGCCCGAGGCGGTCGCCCATTACGGCGGGACCGCCCGTGAAATACTTGTTGGTGAAGACCTGCGGCTTCTTTTCTGCCGTGGTCTGAGTCTTTGGCACCTTCGGCGAACACATGGGGGAGCTGCTTCTCCTCTGCAGTGGACCGCCACTGGCGGAGGAAGTTGACGACAGACCGCTGGCCCGCCTTGAACCAGACCTGTCGGTCACTGTCGTCGATGTCGGGGCAGCGTTCGGGGAACGCGCCGTCGAGGGCCTCGATGAGCTGATCGACGGTCACGGGGAAGGGGGAGGTGTGGACGTTCACAAGAGTCTCGAAAAAGGAAGGGAGCCCCGGAGCTTGGCTCAACAGGACTCCCTAAGTGTGAACGGAGGGAGACAGACCTTAATCCCATCACAGGGGAGGGATCGGGTGCAAGAAGGGTACTTTAGTGATCCCCTATCGCTAGTAGGCAGGCGGCTCAAATAGCCGCCACGTCTTGTTGGTGTTGTCCCAATTCTCGGCCCGGAGAATGTACGACATGCGGGCCTGAAGGAGGGCGTCGTCGGGGGTCAGTCCTCGCGCCTCATAGGCTTCGAGAACGATCCGCCACATCTCGGCCCGGTCCTCGGCCTCCATGACGCGCTGGACGTAGGGTGACTTCGGCCCGACCTTCGGGCAGCCCTTGTAGCCGTCCACCGGGTCGCCAGTCAGGGCTTGCCGCATGAACCAGCGGTCAGCGTCGACCGGGTCAATGCGCCGAGGCTTCTTGTCCTTGTCCGGGTTGAACAGCCAGCCGGGGATACAGGCCATGTCCTTGTCGATGGACACGATACAGCGACGCTCACCGGGCGTGTCCTGCGTGGCAAGGATGCCCATGACGTCGTCGGCCTCAAGGCTGGGCCGTCGGTCGAACTCATAGCGGGACGCCAGCCAGTCCTTCATGTCGTAGAGCAGGACCGGCCTGACGGTTCCCTTGCGGTTCTCCTTGTAGGACGGCAGCAGGCGCTTCCGGTAGTTGTCGAAGTCGTCGGACAGGCAGATGATGACGCGGTCGGCCTTGAGTTGTTCAACCAGCTTGTCGATGCCTTCCTCGGCGGCGCGCTGAGCTTCCTCCGGGTGGGCCACCACGACGGCCTCATCCTCGCCGGGCAGCTCATAATTGCGCTGGGTGGCGGCGGCGTATTTGTAGGCGATGAGGTCTCCGTCGAGCAGGAGCGTGCGCTTCAAGCCCGGCTCTTGATGGCCTGCCAGACCGAGCGCCCGTTGAACAACCGCCGCAGGAGATACGAGCGGATCACGGACACGACGGTGAAGATCAAGGTGATGAGAATGTTCTGGTCCCACGTCACCGGGATCGACATGGCCCACGCCACGATGATCCAGACGACGAGGCTGACGAAGAAGCCGATGGAGGTGTTGATGACGGCTTCGATGAAGGAGTCGATGCGGGACTGCATCAGCGGCGCTTCCTCCGTGTTGGTTGAGGGTGCAGGTCTTCGATCAACCTCTCGGCTGCGTCCTTGACGATGGTCGGATAGTCCTGCCCCGGCGACATCAGGTGGGTTCCGGCTGACAGGTCATCCCTCGTGATGAGATGCTTGTGCCGGTGTTCAATCTCGTCCCAGCGGGAGAGCATCAGCTTGGCGAGGTGGTCGTAAAGACCGTCCGAGATGATGGCCTCGCTCAGTTGGTAGTAGGCGTAGGACGCCATGAGATACCAAGGGACGGTCATGTGGATGCAGCCGTCCACTATCTCCCGGCACCGGGTGTCGTGGTTCATTGCGGCGCGGGGCACGGGTTCTCGTTGGCGGCGCGCAGCCGCTCGGTCTCTCCCATGCGGACACGGCGCTCGGCCAGCACGACCTGCGTCAGCTCGTAGATGCCCATGTCGGCGCGGGCCTTGGGGTAATCCGGCTGAGGCACCTTCTCGATTTCACAGGCAACCGGCACCGGGATTTTCACCACGGCGGGTGCCGGAGGAGCCGACGGGAGTGGCTCGGTGTTGGCGCACGCGGAGACCAACCCGGTGGTGATGAACAGGAGCAGGCCACGGGCGAGCCATTCACGGAGTGTTTCGCTCATCGAGTCATCTCCTCAACCAGTAGCTCACGCGCGGCGCGACATTGCTTCAGCTCGTCCCCCTCAGGGACCGGCCTTGCGAGCAGTTCCTTGGCCCGCTCCTCGTTGATCTTGGCGCGTTGGTCTGCGGCGGCGATCCGGGCGAGGTACGCTTTGCGGTCCTCCTCCCGCGCCTTGGTCAGCTCCGCGACCGCCTCATTCTGGTCGGCGATGAGCTGGTCACGGAAAGCAAGGGCCACTTCAAAACCCTTGAGTTCGGCGCGGGCCGACGCGAGCAGTAGCTCGGCGGCCTCACGCTGGGAGATCTGCCCAGCGAGGCGCTGGGTCTGGACGTAGGCGAACACCCCGGTCGCCAGCAGCAGGGCGAGAAGGATGCCGCCGATGGCCCCCGCAACCTTGGGGGCCAGCAGCTTGGCGAGCATGTGGGTTTACTCCTTGGGCTCGGGTTCGTCGGACTTCTTCAGTCGAAGGGCGGTGCCGGTGGCTGCGAGCAGCAGACCAGCGCCGGTCCCGAAGTCAGTGAAGTTGAAGTGATGCTTGTGGGCGATGACGTCCCACGTCCCGAGGACGAGGAACTGTGTGCCCAGCAGGATGGCACCGATGCGAATTACGTCCGGCGTCTGGTTGTCGCGGGTCGTCGTCAGCAGCCGCACCCACCTAAGGGCGGAGCGGAGCAGTTCCTTCATCGGTACTCCCGCATCACGCTGATGCTGACCGAGTAATGGACGTGGGGGTTCTCAGGGTCACGGACGGAGGTCGTGATGTTCACCGCACCCTCGTCCTCACGGATGAGCCATGCCCGGTCGATCTTAGCGTGCAGAAACTGCGGGGCAGTATCCGAAAGCGGGTCGATCTTTGCCATGTATCTCCTGCAGTTTGAGGGCACGCTCCTGCAGCCACAGAAAGCGGTGTCCCACGTCGATCATCTGTACGGGGGTCAGTCGGTCCTTGAGGCGATTGGCCTCGGCAGACACGACCACGATGTTGCCGGGCACGTAGCCCAGCTCGGGGATCAGTTTGTCGAGGGTGGGAGAGTCCGGTCGCGGACCCTTCCCCTCCCCGATGTGCGAACGCAACGGTATGCCCAAGACCGGGCAACGCGCCGGGATGACGATGTCCGCCTCTGTGAGGTCGAACGGTAGTCCTTCCCGACGAGCCCGCTGTTTCGCGTTATGGAGCATCTTGCGCTCAGGCGTCTCAGTGCGTGTCCGCCCACGTCCTGCCGGTATCGGCGGAACCTGCGAGCGGGCAGCGGAAGCCGAACGCTTCGCCCGCGCGACGGATTGCATCCGCCGCGATGGCACCAACTTCTTGGGCAATCTCCTCGTTGGCTTCGATTTGGAACTCGTCGTGAATGTTTGCGACGAAGGCGAGGTCTCGACCGATGACCCAGCCGCGCTCGATGAAAGCGCGCTCGGCGAGGATCAGGGCCTGCTTCATCACGATGGCACCTGCTGATTGCAGCAGGGTGTTCAGCGCCGCATGGCGCTTGCGGATGGGGAGCTGCCGCCCGTCGATCCCCTTGAGGTATCCGACCTTGGCAACCTTCGCTTGGACCGCGTCGACCAGCTTACCAAGCGCGGGCAGGCCCTTCATAATCCGGGCGCGGGCTCGGGAGCCCAGCTTGCGGTAAGCCTGCTCGCGGGCATCCTCAGTGCGGAACTGGGCGTGCCACTTCCGGCGCTGCTCCTCGGGCATGTCCTCGACCACAATCTGTCCGAGCTTCGGATCGCCGCCACCGTAGATCATCGCGTAGATGAAGGTCTTGGCGCTGTCGCGAAGGTTGAGTCCCACGACATTCTTTGTGACCGAGTGAACGTCGGTGCCTTTGGACTTGTCGCCGTTGACGACGGAGTTGGAATAATCGCCGCCGTCGTAGCGGGCCATGAAGTGACCGAGGCAGCGCAGCTCAAGACCTTCGGCGTCACAGCCGACGAGCAGCTTGCCGTCCGGTGCATAGAACAGCGAGCGACACTCGGCACCGTACGGCGTGCCAACGCTAGGCACCTGCGCCACGTTGGGGAACGCATGGGTCATGCGCCCGGTGATGGCTTGGTTGGTGTTGACGCGCCCGTGGATGCGTCCGTCAGGCTTGACGTGTTTCAGCCATGCCTGCTTGCCGGTAGAGAGCTGGCCGAGCCGCTTGTCGACCATCAGGTATTCCTTGAGGAGGGGAGCCTCAGGGAACTCCATGCCGTCCAGCGTTTCTTCGCTGATCTCCGGCTGACCGCTCTCGGTGAAGACCTTGGGCTTCCACCCGTAGAGAACCTGCAGGCGGTTGGCGATGTCGGCCCGGCTCGCCGGGTTGAACATCTTGAGGGTGATCTTCGTGTAGGGCGCGCCAGCGGTGTAGGTCACTCGGACCCGCTCGCCGCCCATCTCCTCCCAGCGGCGCATGGTCCGCTTGGGAACCCGGTGGCTCTGCTTCGGGCCACCGTCACGGGTCCACCACGGCTTGAAGGCGGCGCGAAGCTGGGCGTCCAGCTCGGCCTTGCGCGCCAGCAGGGCGGCTTCCAGTTCGTGAGCGGCCTCGATGTTGAACGCGAAGCCGTAGCTCTCCTGCCCGGCGATGATCCGCAGAACCTCGTTCTCAAGGCGGGCAGCCGTGGGGTTCTCCTTGAACCCGTTGGGCATGTCCTTGATGCGGTTCCACAGAGCTATCGTGACGGCGACGTCCTGCGCGCAGTAGTCGTCCATCTCGACGGTGAAGACGTCCCATCCGCCTTCGTACTCGCCCTTGAGGATACCGAGGCGGTAGCCCCAAGCGCCGAGCTGCTGACCAGCGAAGTAACCCTTCTCGAAGAACTTGCCCGGCAGCTTGCCCTTCT